AAAGAGTCATGGCACCTTGAGCATCCTGAAGACCCAGAGTGGGATGACCCACCTATGAAAAAAAAGGTTGCATACTGGCGAACTTAATGTTATAATAAAAGAATTAAAGGGGATAATTAATGGCAGGATTAGGAAAGCTAGGTTCACAAGCAACAAAGCTAATTAATAAATTTAAAAAAACTAAATTTAAAAAAGGAACTAAATTATATCATGGAACAAGTGCAGATGTAAAAAGTCCTAAAGATTTAGACCCTTACTCAGAAAGAATAATTTATAATATTGAAACAGAACCAGATTTAAATAAAGAAAGAGGTGTTAGTTATTTTACAGATGAACCTAAATTTGCTGATGAGTTTTTACCTAGAGAAAAAATTAGTAAATATAAAGAAGGAAGTAAAATAATATTTGGCAAATTAGATACAAACAAAATATTTAATATTAATGATTCTAATGATTATAAAAAATTATATAAAACATTAGAAAAAAAATATGGAAAAAAATATACAGAAAAAACATTAAGTAGAATAAAAGATTTAGATGAAGAAGAATTAAAAGATTTATTAGATGAGTTTGGAACACCTGGAATAATTAAAAGAGACTATTATATTTTAGAACAACCTGAAGTAAGAAAAGCTATAGAACAATTAGGTTATGATGGTTTTGAAACATTAGAAGATATTTATAGAGGTAAAAAAGGAGTAGGTCTTTTTAATCCAAAAGTTTCTGTAAAAAGATATGGGGGAATGGTAATGCGTAGCAACAACTATAATACACAGAGGAATATATAATGGCAATAGAAAAAAATCCATTTGATAAAATTGAGGAAACAATATCAAATGTAGTAAAACTTCCAGAACAAATTAAAGAAGCAACAGATGCTCCATCATTTGAAGTAGAAGATGATGGTGGTGTTACTGTAGACTTTACTCAAGTTAATATTGATATGGAACCTGAAAGTGAAATGCAAGAATGGTATGATAATCTTGCTGATACTTTAGATGATGACAGGTTAGTAGAGATAGCAGAAAATGTTATTAATAACTATACAGCAGACAAAGATTCTAGAGCTGAATGGGAATCTATGTTTGAAAGAGGATTTGATTTATTAGGATTAAAGATACAAGATACATCAGAACCTTTTGAGGGTGCTTGCACAGCAGTACATCCTATGTTAATTGAATCAGCAGTTAAGTTTCAATCAAAAGCTATACAGGAAATGTTTCCTGCAAATGGTCCAGTTAAAACTCAAATATTAGGAAAAGCAACTCCTGAAAGAGAGTTACAATCAAATAGAGTAAAAGATTTTATGAACTATCAAGTAACTGAGCAGATGCCAGAATACTTTGATGAGTTTGAAAGAATGTTATTTCATTTACCTTTAATAGGTTCTGCATTTAAAAAAGTTTATTATGATGCTACTTTAAAAAGACCAGTATCAGAGT